CTACTGTAATGTTAGTAAAATTGTCTACTTGTATATCGGGCACAATGTTGTTAGCATTGACTCTAATAAACTCTACATCTTTATATTTATCAATGATATATTTGATTCTTTTTTGCCATTGACTAGGCAAACTACTATGTGCTAGTTTGTTATAATTTTCTGTATTGCTATAGACATTGTATACATCATAGTCCATACCAATGATGTATATCTTTTTATGTTGATTCTGGCATGCTACAAGTATTGCGCTGTTGCCACTGTCAAATGCTTCTTTATATGCATAATGTATGATCTTATAATTGTTGCGCTCAACATGATTGTCAAATTGGCTATGTCCCTGTATATAAAAGTTGCAGTTTCGATGTATGTCTTTTTTCAGTATGTCATATATCATTGGTATATCGACTGCGATCAGATTGTCAGGAATGAAGTCACGATATAATGCATTGCAACCATATGTAGTGAATAGTTGTTGTAATTGGTTCAAGTCAAACTGTAATCTACTTTTACCATTACCGATCACTAGTGCGTTACTTTTTCTCTTTGTATCCACTTGCGTATATGGCCCTTGCTTGTTTGTCGGCATCTTCACGTTTCTTATAAAGTTTGCCACTACGACCCCAACGATAGCCTATGATCTTACCTGACTTATTTCTAACTTCATGTACTGGCATAGTTTGCTCCTATATACATTTATTTAGTCATTTATGTATTTGTTAGTTTTAGATTTGCTGCAAATATGTGTTTGGAACTTGCCATTATGATTTTGATTGAATCCAGTTCCACATACACTACAGCGTTTGCTAACGATCTTCCAACTTTTTGTTGGCTTTATGTATTGTAATATGTAATTGAGTTGTCGTTGCCTATTGGTAAGCACATCGATCAATTTATCCTGGTATGTTTGTCTATCCATACCCGTACTTATCACTACTAAATATCCAACCCAAACACGATTTTTGTCATGAATGGCCTAGATTGTAAGTCTATCTTTTTGACTGTGCGTAATTCTTCTATGACTTCTACACATGTATTGATTATATCTTCATAAAAGGGTAATTGCTCTAAACTTAGATTTTTCTGATTACCAAACAACATATTATTGATCAGACCAGCCAACATAGTTTCAGGTGTGTTCCTGCGAGCCAATCTACTGTTATATGGATATCTCTTGTCAGGACTACGATACCATTTACCTAGTTCTTTGATATGTATATCATTGCTTAGGCATAACTCCTGCATGTAACTATTGACAGATAATATTGTTTGTAAGAAAATACCTTCATCATTTTGGTTCATCTGTATATAGGTGTTATTGCTTTTTGTATTTTTTACTGTGTAACCAATTTTATATTTGTTCATTTGTTATTTCTCCTATTTGTTCACTTGTTATATGTCTTTCGCATTCGCTCAAGACATCACTCAACAGAAACAAGTTTCTGTTTCGTGTTATTTCATTATTTTTTATTTACTGGACATGTACATTACGCAAAGGCAAAGGGGTAGATGTAACTACCCACGACATTACGCAAGAGGCGTAAAGGTCCTAACTCTCAGCATTTACCATAGCGGATTGACTATATCTCATGACCTATAAAATAGGCTGCTGGCGTATTCACTAATAACATATAGCATTCGTTAGTTCTTCTATATGTCTAGTATGCGTCCTCTACCCTGTTTACTATGACGCATCGCATTCAACCTTTACGATGTAGAAATGACTGTCGTGCCGAGTGGCGTGATATCATTTATGGCAACTCTCGTTGTCTACATTATAGTGTTAGACTCACCTTCACCTTACCGCCACACATCAGAACGGATTTCGGTCGCCTTCTACGCGGCGCAAGCGTTTAGCGTCTAAATTTTTTGTTATGCTTTTGATTTAGTCGTTTCATTCTGTCTTTACTAATTTTTGTATTGACGAATGGTTCATGTTTCAATGGTTTGGATTTAGTAGGTTGTAATAAACGATTTGGCATCCAACGAACATATTCACTCATATGTATTGGATTTTCTATAAACCATTTTTGTTTATAATCATCCCACCAGCAACCCTTTTGTTTCGCTAGTTCCTTTTCTTCAAAAGGCACTTCTAAATAAATTCGCATGTTATATATCTATCACTTAGTTTGTATTCTATACAAATCTTTTACATAATCGATATATGCTATGGTCTTGTTGTTTTGACCATTTAGTAATTCTTCTGCCCTAAATGCGGGCAATGTATTGCAAACTGCATTATTGAATAATGCTACGCTGAATGTTTTGGTACTACCAGCATCTGCAACTTTGATGATAAAATTATCGACTAACTTCTTTTCAGTCTTAGTCAATATTTTTGTAAACATAATTTGTTACCTCCTATAATTTATTCACCCCCATTCTTTAGCGAAGAATGACTATGGGCTCCGCTAAAAGCCCATAGTCTAGGAGGTCAAAAGCGCACTCTTTGAAAGTGCAATCTTATTTATCTAATATACAAATAAACTAATAAAAATCCAAGTTTTTTGGTGAAATTTACCAAAAAATCCTCGTGTAAAAAACTATAATAAAATCAACAACTTACAAAACCGTGCTTCTAAGTCATTGATTTGTATAGGGTTTTTATGGTTGACATTATTGTAGAACTCTGTAGAATTGTATCTGTAGTCGATGTTGACTACTAACTGTTGAGGTGAATCATGACATTCGATGATTATAAGTTTATTTGTTTTGCTAATGGTATCGATCCAAAATTGATCGAACCATGTAGATCATTTATTGATAAAAATGAATATGTGTTTGGTCGCAAATTCAGTGGCAACCCAAAAGATGATTTAGGATATGCTGAGTTGGATGATATTGATACCAAAGCAAAAAGCATTTCGGAAATCAAAACAAGTATTATGATGTCTACCATTGATTATGATTCTAAGGGTCGTAGCCTAGAAAAATTGCGCACAAGGCAACTTATCAAGAATCCAGGTAAGCACTTACCTAGACTAGTATTGAAAAGTTTTTATCTATATTATTACGATCTATAATAGGAGAAATATAATGTCTCAAGTATTCACTATTGACCAAATGAACCTTATCAATAAAGGTGCATTTCATCACAATAAACTCAAGAATCTTGTAAAAGCGGGTATGACTGCTAACAACGATACTACGATCATTAGTAGTTGCCCTGGACTAGGTAAAAGTTATGAGACTGAACAATTCATGAACACCTTGACCAACAAGCCATTATTTTTTGCAGGTACTCCTAGTATGCCTGCATACATCGTAGATATCACTACTGCTGTATATCTTGCCAATAATAATCCATTATTTGTGGTGCAAGATGACTGTGACGTATTGTTTCTTGATAACAATACCAATACTACGAAAAAGATGTTTGACCAGACTAAAACTCTAAAATACAATAAAGTGACTACTGGTCTCAAAGCATTTTGCAATGAATTGCAATGGGAAGCCATTCAACATTTCACAGATCCAAAACGTGCAGGTTTTGAAGTCCCATTACATAATGTAAACTTTCTCATATTGACTAATAGGCATTTGCCTACAATCAATGAAGTCAATGCATTACCTAATGGTAGCAAGAAACATAGTGTGCAGACAGATTTACATGCTATCCGCAGGCGTGTAAATTACCAAGAAATTACCATGTCTGATGATGAACTATGGGGCTATGTTGCATATACTACATTGAATAGTCAGATTTGCCAAAACATTTTACCAGCAATCACACAGACTCAGGTCGAGCAGATTTTGATTTGGTGTTTTTACAATTGGAAGGATTGTACTGAACGTAATCTTAGTTTGATAGAAAAACTTACTAAGGATATCAAAACTTATCCTAATAATTATCTTGATATGTGGAACATCAATTATGTGCAATGATCTTCAAAAGAAGTTTGATCAGACTCGCAAAAATTCTAAAATTTATGAAATTAGCGAGAGTCGCATCAATAAAACTATTGCTAATAAAATTCAGGCTGAAAATCTTGAATGGCAACGTAAACAAAAAGAAGGTATCACTAAAAAGACTAAGACTAAAGAATGGAAAGATAACCAACTAAATGGTACACGAAATATTCGTGCTAATGGATCTTGGCGTGAGAATGTAAAGAAAGGTGCATTGAAACGTGAACAAGAAAATACGTTTGATCGTAAAAAATTGAATAAAGAACTTAGCCAAAGTAAAGAATGGCACGATGCTGTAAAAAAGGGTGTCAAAGATCGTTGGAACAAACCTGAGAATCTAACTAAATGCCCGCATTGCGGTAAATTGTGTGATAACGCAAATTACAAACGTTGGCATGGAGACAATTGTAAACAAAAAGGAAAGAACAAATGAGTAAAACTGGAACAGTTGATTTTGGAAAATTTATAAAAGAAGAATTTTTAGAATTGAATAAGCAAGAGGATTTTGCCTTACGATTAGGTCAAAAAGATACTGATCCTAAAACTCAAAAAGTAGTAAAAATATTATTGAAAAATATAGAAGAAAAAAGAGCAGCATTACGTGAAATTATTTTTATGTTACATAAGCAAACTAAAAAACATTTTCCAAATATTGAAATACAAGACAATTATGATTTATTTGAAAATTTTGCTTTTATATTGGAAGTAAAAAAATTAGATATGCCCATTATTGATCTTGATGTATAAACAAAAATAATTTTACAACTGCTAAATACTGTATAAATATTATTGCGTAGTTTGATGCACACGTCCATGATAGAAAATATCTTGAAATTAGCAATCGTCCTATAAATCGTGCATCCCTGTAATCTCTGACCACGAAGGCGCGCAAATCGTGGTACCTTATTTTTTGGCGTGCGTATAGCCCAAAGAAAATCCTAAATTAGGAGAATCTCTCAAAGATGTTGCAGGGCTAATGATCTGTGCCCACAGATCGCACACAGTGGGCAAATATTAGAAGTGTAGGGTAAGCATAACGGGTAGACTATGGCAAGTCTGTGTAGTAAGCATCTAACACTTAGGAAATCGCTTACCCTACAAATATATTTATTCTTTTTCTCTTTCCTTGAAGGTAATCTTAGGCGGAAAAAATTCTATCTCTGCTATTTGATTCATGCGTTTTCTAGCGATACAAAAACCGATCCAAATACCACCAAGCAATGTGATAGCCGTCATAAAAATAATAGCAACAACTAATATTTCTGCGACTGCACCCAACCAAGCGGGTAAACTTTTTATAAAAGCCATAACTGTTTCTAACATATTCATTCCTTATGCACCGACTGGTACTACTGTTACGATTGCGCTTGGTATCGCTGGTCTTGTATATGGACTAGTGATATTTGCAAACGCTTCTAATGATATATTGGCACTAGTTGCCGCATAACGTATCTGATAGTAATCATTTGCACTACAAGTATCAACAAAGTTTAGTGCTGCCACATTTTTACCATTATTCTTGATCACAGTATAAGTTGTTGCGCTATCTGCTATATCAGTACCATTCTTAGCAAACCAAACATCGAATTCATGATCTGCGGCATTATCGCTATTAGTCAATTGCAGACTGAATTGAAAGTTATAAGTTCCTGCTCTTGCTATCGTGATCTGATTGTTGCTTGCGATACTAATACCATTCGCTGAACCAGTAGTTGGCAAATCTAAGTTGGCAACTGTGTTTGCTGTGATAGCGACATCGTTACCATTCAAGAAACTACCATATGTTCTTAGATAGTCAATCTCATTTGTAGTATTGATATAACCATTAGCATAGATAACAACGTTTCCACCACCGATATTTGCGCTAGTCGCATTCAATGCACCACTATTGATATTGATATTGCCGGTATTGAAGTTGGCGCTACCATTAGCAAACATCTGTATGTTGCCACCAGCATAACTTACGTTACCATAAAATATTGGATCGCCATATATGCTACCTGGCAAACTCCAATTTGCATTGATATTTGCTTTGACTAGATTACCACCATTATCTACACCAACGAAATCGATGTTACCACCTACAGTATCGATACTTGTGATACGAACTCTTTGTATGTTGCTGTTACCAAAAAGAGTGATAGGTACGTTTGATAGACCAATATTGATAGCACCTGGAGTACCAAACAATGCGTTTGGTGTCTGGCTACCTATATTGATATTACCAGCAACGTTGCTCACACCATTAGTATTACCAACTTGTAGATTTATACTTCCTGCAGTAGCAGTAGCACTGTTACTGTTGGCACTACCTGATCTGAGTACCAATGACCCACCAGTAGCGTTACCATTACTTGCAGTTGCTCTATCTACAGTAACATTTATACTACCTGTCGTAGCATTACCATTAGTCGCAGCAGCCGCTGAAGTTAGTAAATTTATTGCACCAGTAGTAGCATTACCATTAGTATTATTTGCTGTGTTTGTACCAAATGTTGCAGCACCGCTAGTAGTAGTATTACCATTACCATTTGCAGTACCACTTACTATTTGCACACCACCACTAGTAGCAAAACCAACACCTGTAGTATTAGCACTACCACCAGTAAACAAGAATGATCCACCTGAAGCGTTTCCATTTGCACTGTTACCTGCACCGCCACTTATACCTATAATACCGCCTCTAGCGATCCATGCACTGCTAGCATTGCTGTTTAGGCTGTTACCACCAAATAAACTTATATTACCACCAAACTGATTGGTAGCAGTTGTAGGACTATTTGTATTACCTGCTCTTACTACTAAGTTTTTGACGTTGGCAACACCATCATCTACAGCAGCGATATCAGTAGCAACGTTACCATTCATGATGATAGTATTGCTTATAGTCACGTTACCGGTAACGTTTAGCGCATTTGACATTGTGACAGTATTAGTACTATCATTGAATATAAATGCGTTGCTACCTGCAATCTTACCAACGTTGCTATACAATACTTGTGTATTGCTTGCTACGTTATTGACATTACCGCTTTCGATATTGCCTGCGTATGCAGCATAGTTAGCGTTAGCAACTGTACCAGTGACGTTAGCACCTGTGATATTGGTCAGTAAACTACCATTACCTATAAAATAATTTGCAGTTACGCTATTACCAAGATTTGCACTATTAGTTACAACTAGCGCATTACTAATAGTGACTGTATTTGTTGTATTGTCAAATGTGAATGCATTGCTACCAGCACTGTTACCTGCATCATTGTAAATGACATTTGTATTTGATCCAGCAACTGGGCCAGTAGCACCAGTGGGTCCTGTTAGACCAGTAGCACCAGTTGGACCAATGTCTCCTGTCGCTCCTGTTAGTCCTGTCGCTCCGATAGGACCAGTTGCGCCAGTCAATCCAGTAGCACCAACGTCTCCAGTTGCACCAGTTAGACCAGTAGCACCTTGAGGTCCAGTAGGACCAATATCTCCAGTAGCACCGATAGGACCTGTTGCTCCAGTCAATCCAGTTGCACCAGTCTCTCCTGTGGCACCAGTTAGTCCTGTAGCACCTTGTGGTCCTGTTGGGCCTATTACGCCTGTCGCGCCAGTAGGTCCTATATCTCCAGTTGCACCTTGAATGCCAGTTGCTCCTGTAAGTCCCGTCGCACCTGTTGGACCAACATCTCCAGTTGCTCCTGTCAATCCAGTAGCACCAATTGGGCCTGTACTACCTACAGGTCCTGTACTTCCTGTAGCACCTTCAGGTCCTGTGCTTCCGATTGGGCCTGTCGCTCCTGTAGGTCCTACTACACCAGTAGCACCTGTGCTACCTTGAGGACCTGTTGCACCAGTGACGCCATTCGTCAATGCTAATATGATATCTAAATTGTTAGCAAAGTTAGTTGTACCAGTACCACCACTTGATAATAATGTTACTGGAATAGTCCAATACATATTGATCGTATCATTAGTTGGTGTGCCACTGATCGTCCACTTTTGGAAGTTTGCGCTGTTACCACTATCTTGTACTGTTAGAACTTCTGTGGCTTGTAACAATGCCAAGAAAATATCAATGTCTACACCACCATTAGTTAGATGGCTAACATATAAATTTGTACTACTTGTTTGTGTGCTATTGTCATATTGTAAGAAACCACTGCCTGGTGGAGGTGTTTGGCTATTTGCGTTTATTCTATAATCAAATGCACTGGTGCTATAACCTTGTGGTCCTGTAGCACCAGTAGGTCCTGCGACACCAGTAGCACCTGTGCTACCAGTTGCGCCTTCGGGACCTGTGCTACCAGTCGCACCAACTGGTCCTGTACTTCCAGTCAATCCTGTCGCGCCAGTAGGTCCAACGTCTCCTGTAGCACCTTGTGGTCCTGTCGCTCCAACTGGACCTGTGCTTCCTACTGGTCCTGTCGCACCAGTACTACCTTCGGGTCCAGTACTTCCCGTTGCGCCAGTACTACCTTGTGGTCCTTGTATACCTGTAGCGCCCTGTGGACCTGTCGATCCTGTTTCGCCTGTAGCACCTGTGCTGCCTTGCGGGCCAGTGCTTCCAGTTGCTCCAATTGGGCCAGTTGCGCCTTGGGGACCAGTAGCGCCTGTCGCTCCCGTAAGCCCTATAGGACCTTGTGGAACGATTGCACGATCTACTTGTACTACTACGTTTGGTGTAGGTTCGATGTTGACTTGTACTACACCTGAACCATTTACGCTAACTTGATTTGCCATTGTTGTTCTCCTTAGTTATAAACGCCATCGCTTGCTACTAAGAATAACAAGAATATGCTTTCATCATATGCGGGTGTTGTACCACTTGCTGGAAAACTAATTTTTATACGACCAGTAAAACATGCTGGATCAGTTGCGTTTATACCTAAGTCAGGATCACCTGGCAATCCTGAATATGTAACTTGTAGACTATCACGCCCTATTGTCGCCCAAACTTCTTCGTCAATTACTAGTGTGAAACTACCTGTACTGTTGACACGATTTGTTATTGATAGACTGATTGGAAGTGGCTCGATACGATTCATAGTCATCGTACCACTCGCAGTTGACAATGCGAACACAGTGCCAGGAGTATAACTTGGTGCTGCGCCGCGAGTGTCGCTGATAGTAAAAGTAGTGCTAGTAATAACTTCTTTGACATAGTATGTTGTGTTGATCGCTACGCCACCAAACACTGTGCCACGAAACTGTACGGGCATACCTACGAATAGTTCTGCTGTACTACTACAAGTCAATATATTTGTACCTGTAGTTGTTGCTGATATTGTTGTGATCTGACTGACTAATGGATAATCAGTGATTGTGAAATCATATCCACTACGACTGTCACGGAAGTTTGTGATGGCTCTGCGAATTATAGTCGCATCGATTGTAGCACCTGTTAGATTGATTGGCGTAGTGCCTGTCTGCCAACCACTTGGATAACTTGTGATGTTTGACCATACAAGATTCCAGAAATCTTTTTGATTATAGACAAGTTCTTGTGCTAAGACTTGTCCATCGAATCCGCCCACTTGATTGAGCGTGTTTTGACTAAATTTTGCCATCTCTGCTTCCTCGCATTATGACGCAACATTACTACCTCGCAATGTTGCGTGTTATCTTATTATTTATTATGGTTTATAATAAACTATTTCGCCGGTAGTTTCATCATAATATAAAGCATATAATCCTGTTGTACTGTTTACTGTGCGTACAGGTTTTATGAACAATGCATTTCCAATATTAGGACTTAGGTTAGAACCAGTTGCGTTGATTACAATACTATTGTTTACTTGACTTGATGCGCCTGCACCAGTACCTATTGCGATACAATGATTACCTTGTTGAAAATATCCAGCATCAGTACCAATAGCGATAGCACCAGTAAGTTGACTATTTGATCCTGCATTTTGTCCTATAGCAATAGTATTTGATCTTTGTATATAATTACCTGCATTAGTACCTATAGCAATTGCAGTATTACCTTGATTTAGACCTGCATTACGACCTATCGCTATACTATCGAAACCTTGAACATTACCAGCAAATAAACCAATACTAATTGCATTGGTTCCTTGTCCAAATTGTCCTGCATAAGTTCCTATAGCAACACTATTTGCATTACCTCCAGTAGTTCCATAACCAATACCAATACCAGAAAGACCTGCTCTAGAACCTGTACCTATTGCTATACCACCATTTCCTATAACACCACCTGCACCTGTACCTATTGCAATACTTTCAACACTTTGATTATTTTCACCTGCTTTCAAACCGATAGCAATAGCGTTGCCACCTTGACTTCCATATCCTGCATTAGCACCAATAGCAATACTGTTGGCACCTTGACTATTGACTCCAGATAGATAACCTAAATGAATTTGACTATTAGTGACACGTAAATCAGTTAGATTACCAACACTTGTGATATTTGGTTGTGCAGCGGTAGTCAATGTACCTTGTACATAGTTTGCAATCGCAAGATTACCTAGATTTGCATTACTAGTAGTTAGGTTACCAGTCAATGAAACTGCATTCGTCACATTATTGAATGTAAATGCATTGCTGCCACCTAGATCATTATTATCATTGAATTGTATGTTGGTATTGCTACCACCTGGTTGTTCTAAGTCCCAAGGTGTACCATTCGCATATAATAGATTATCTGTCTTGACATTACCTGCATTTAGATTTGCAGTGACATTTACATTGTTTGCATTAGCCCAATTAGTTGCTGTTATGTTATTAGCATTTGCATATTCGGTAAAACTTGCATTGTTGGCACTGATATTGGCAAGAGCAACTATATTATTTGCATTCGCATATTCAGTAAAGTTTGCGTTGTTTGCTGATAAATTACCAACAACAGTCAATGAACTTAGATTACCAACACTTGTGATATTTGGTTGTGCATTAGTAAGAACTGTGCCTGCATATGCGGCATAGTTTGCGTTGGCAACTGTGCCTGTAATATTGGCAGCAGTGATGTTGCTGATATTGCCACCATCACCAACTAATGCAATATTGGCACTAATGATATTGGCTGTGATATTACCTGTAGCAAATATATCGTTGCTATTGACAACAATGTTGCTACTATTCATCACAACATTGGTATTGATATTTGCGCCATAAAAGCCAGATGTGGCTTTCACATAATTATTGCTGTTTATATTTGCTGCTGTTACCGCAGCCGTAAAATCACCTAGACCTAATACTCTTATGCCATCACTTGCAAATGTTGTTATATTACTTGTACCATTTACGCTTATTGCAACATTACTATTTGCATATACACGAACGTTACTATTACCATTACTTATAAGACTGGTATCAATACCAGTCAAGAATGCGCCATTACCTAGATAATAATTGGCACTGACATTACCTTGCACAGTGACTTGTGTATTGCTGAAATTGACTACGTTGCTTTGACCAGTAACATTGAATCTTATACCATTGTTATAAAATATCATTTCTTCACCACTCATGTTGGTGAGTTGGTCAAACACACCTTCATAAGCACGTAAACGACCCAATGCTGGATTGAATAACAATGTGCTACTGTTGCTAATATTGTAATCAATCAATAAATTTTGATTACCGGTATTGCTAGTAAATGTGACAAAATAATCTGTATTTGTTTGATCATCAGTAACATTGACCTTATTTGCAATGATTCCAGTAAGTTGACTACCATTACCTAAAATATAGTTGGCATTGATACTATTGCCAGCAGTGATATTGCCTTCAAAACTTACAGTATTTTCACCTATGACTACAACGTTACTATTGCCATTGACACTAACAGCGACATTAGCGTTAGCATAAACTTTTACATTACTATTACCATTACTAATCAGACTAGGATCTATACCAGTCAAATAATAACCATTACCAATAAAATAATTACTTGTGACACTATTGCCTAAATTTGCATTACCACCTATAATATTACCAGGAGTAGACAATAAATTACTTGCAACATCAAATGTAAATCCAGGTGCACTTGTAAAATTACCAGTACCATCACTGATCTGTATCTGTGTGTTTGCACCAGCAGCAGTACCATTACCACTTACGTTGGCAGTACCTTGTGCCCAAGTTAGATTTCCTGTGCCATCTGTCTGTAAGAAATAAGCATTGCTACCACCAGTAATCTTTAGATTACTGATGCTACCTAAACGTAGATTACCTGCGATATAATTTGCAGTTGCTATGCCACCTAACACGCCATTAGCATTGTATTGAAGATCACCACTGTATCCACCAGGAACACTGTCACTAGTGAATATGTTCATGTTCAATGCTGTTGGACTAACAACTATCTCGTTTTGTGTTGGAGATATTGTTATGTCATATGGCTCAACAACAATGTTGGCGTTGATTTCTGACATATTATTGGTACCTTACAATGAATCCTAGTGGTTCACGATTTATATCTGCTAAACTTGCGTTTGCTGAACTTTGTTTGCTTACTGTTAGTGTTACCAAACACAATACGCTATTTGCAGTATTATTTGCTAATGTTACGTTGGGCACACCATTTGCTGGATTATTTGTGATATTGTTACCTATATACAAATATGCAGTACCAGTTTGTGCATTAGTAAATGCTGTTTGTATTGTATAGTTAGCACTTGGTACATTTGCCAATTGAGTCAAATTACCTAATACTACTTCTGTGTTGCTTTCATTGTACACAACATTTGCAATGGTATAAAAATTGGCACTAGCAGTTAGTGCCCATGCATTTGGTACAAGTGCGTTTGCAGCATTACCATTCGCATCAGTAAAACTAATGGGTAATGTATATGATTCACCTGTGTATATTTCTAGACATTGCATTCTTGTGCCTGCAATCGTCATTGTTTTTGCGCCGTTCAGTAATAGTGACATTTTATTGATTCCTATATGTATTTATTCGGGTCTAACAGTTTCGTATGGTAGACCTTCACGATCAAGTCTTGCTTTTATTTTGTTACATAAATTTGTGTACACAGAACTCCTACTAACTTGAAATATATTATATTGTTTTGCAAAAGATATAACTTCATCTATAGGACCATTGTCTACTAAATCACAGTAGGTACTATATACATCCACCAATTCTACAATTTCATCATTTTGTTTGTAAGACATCTACTCTTCCCTCTACACAAATTAGTTCTGTATTTGCTACCATATTTCTTATCAATACGCCAGCAGCATTTGCACCACTTCCTACACTATATTGTTCACCGTAAAATTTTATTGGTTTATTTGCCAATAATTCAATAGTACTAAAAAAAGTTCCGGCAGCGATAATATTTCCAGGTTGTGATAATCTAAAAAATGCTACTTGACAAGTTGTATTAGCATTGGCAACTAAAGTTAGTGTTGTACGATTACGTAATGTAAATTGTGCTCCTGGTGCTGTAAATGGAGTCATACCTGCAATCCACCAATTATCATCTCCATTGTTTATATTCAATAAACCTGCAAAACCTGGTGTCCACGCTGCTGTACTATTTGCAACATAACCCATTGCAGTTGTTGAAGTGTTTTGATAGAAAGGAAAATATTCATTAGCAGGTACGTCAGTACCATATAAAAATGTAGGTGTATTGAATCCAGTAGAAATATCTATTGGTAAAATAGTAGTATTACTGATTCTAGTACTCCATGCAGTCGTACCTAATTTATATTCACTCAGTCCAGGTTCCATTTGTGTCAGTGTAAGAGTGTTACTTTTGACTTGTCCGCCACTGATACCACCAGTATTACTATTAGGATTGTATGGTTGTATGTTTGCACCAGCCCAATTCAATACTGTGCTATTACCGCTACGCTTACCTGCTGTATTGTTACGTGCAGTTATAGACCAATAATAATTTGCTGATGGTAAATCATTTACAGTTATTGACACAGGAGTGACGTTTGCATTTGCTACGTCTGGGCTATTGATGAATGGAGTACCATTACTTTGTTCTACTGTACGATATAATCTATGTTCTAATACGTTGCTAGTGTTACCATAATTGAAGTCCATGTACAATACAAGACCTTCTTCTGGTACGCATGTTGTTACATCGAATCCAGTAACTAATGCATTGCTATCAGTAAAGTTTGTGATTGTAGGATCGCATGGTGGACTAATGACGTTAGGATCTTTTAGTCCAGTATTGAATGCTGGAACATAATCTTCTATGATATCGTCATAGATATCATTGCTATATTCAAATGCTTGTATCGCAGCATATAAATTACCACTAGTATCTTTTTCTTCTGCTACGCTTGATACACGGAATAATTTGTCTGTCCAACCATATACTTCATGTGTGACACGTATCACATCGCCTGCTTCGATCTGTATACCACTGAAGTCTAATCTAAATGCTATGACTAAATCTTCACGACTTTGGTACAATCTACGTGCACCAAGATACTTTGCTTGTACTGCGTTGTTGACATATGGTAATGTCAAGTTCAATCTATTGACTGCTTCGTTTGCGCTCAATAGTTGTGGATCTTCTACATACAAGTCTATTATCTGATAATCTGTCTGATCCTTGATGTTTGTGTTTGGATATGCGACTTCAACTTGGTTATATGTTTCGTTTAGATCGATTGGGCTAACTTCTATACCACCAACAAGATTGCTGCTATCTACGCTGAACAATTGATTTATAGTTTGTGCACCAGGTGCTTGATCATAGCCCTTGTTCATGACTACACGCCACTTGCCAGTCAATTCACTATATTGTAGCCAACTGTCACAACTATCTACTAAGAATTGTAGATTGTTCAAGCAATTTTGACCTGTATCGATAGGACCATTTATGCGATAACGTGCTTGTGTGCTATATGGGTCACCAGGATTCCAACCTACTGGTTTATAATCGATCAAGTCATCGCTATATGTGTTCAATGCAGTTAGGCTTGCAGTATCAATCGCACTCAATGGTAAGTTACATCCATAACGACTATTGAGCATGTAATCAAGTATTGCAGTACCAGGTTTAGTGATATTGTTAGCAATTTTTACAGTCAATTGTCCAGCACCAGTAGTACCTGCATCTGTGCTATAGATTACTTTGACGATAGCAAACGCACAGTTAGTCATCGCTTGACTTGCTGACCATGCTTGTGCTGCTGGTACGCCATTAGTTGTGCTTAGTATTTGCGCGGCAGTTTGACCACCAGTGTTTACACCACTACTGCTACCATTGTTGAACAAATAAATGTACAAGAAGCCATTGCAACGTGTATCGATTTGTGGTGTGCTTGTGTTAGTGATAAGTCCTGTAACAGCGCCATTAGTACCAAATTGTACTTGCTTACCATCATAATAAATCTTGCTGGTATCAAAAGTATAAGTTCCGCCACCGCCACCTTGATCGTCACTAACTTCTGCTAATGCCAATACATACCACATTGTTTTTTGATCTGTGGACAACATGGCATCTGTTATGGCACCACCTACGAATGCGCTACCATATACAACAGGTAATTTGTTTGTAGTTGCTGGTGGTAATTGTACACGACCTCCACCATCACCACCTGCTTCTGCTGGAGTACTTGCACGTTTAGCGACAAGTCTGCTTATGCCAATACTTACAGCGGCAGTGACTAATGCTTTACCAATTGTAGTAGCGATGGCTGCTAATGCTGTACCACCTG